CCAGGATCGCCCGGTAGTCCGAGCGGATATTGTACCATGCACCGCCCACCTCTAACCGAGCGGGCAGGCGGTCATTCCATGGGCTACCCATTCTCGCGGGACTTCCGGTACTTAGCTGTGTACTTGGCCATACGGTCATTGCGCTTGGCCATGTTCTCCCTTACGCTGTCATCCATCTTATCAACGATGGCAAAGATAAAGTTCTCGATGACTGTCAGGCCATCCGCCAGGGCGAACAGGCGCAGCTCCTGGAACACTTCACTGCTGAAGCCCTCCCCGAAAACGGAATCCACCGCATCCCTCATGCGCTTATCGCAGAGACGCGCATAATCGAAGAACTTCGACGGGTCGTCCGTCTTTTCCTTCTTCTTATCCTCGTCCTGCTGGATAGCCTCCAGCTTTCCCAAGAGGCTGTAGAGTGTGTCCAGGAAACCAACATCCGCCGGGTTGAAGCGGATGATCCTGCCGCCGTTTACCTTCATCTCAACAACGCCAGTCGCAAAAATCAGCTCTTCCATCAGACCTCATCCCCCTTTCTCTCCACATAGGAGAACGCAGACGCTTCTGCGGCTTTCGGCGTGAAGGTGATGACCCCATCAGCGGAGACGCCGGCTGTCCCCACTTCCCTGGTACCGCCAAAGGTGACGTCAATGGGCATGGTCAGCGTACCGCCGCCTGCGCCGCCCAGACCCGTGGGCTTGACCATGGAGCTGGGATACCGCTCGGCAAAGACGCCGCCGCTCTCGTCCACAGCGTAGAGGTGGATACGCAGCAGGTCCTGGTTGCAGAGGGCGGGTGCATCCTGATCCACTACAGCCAGGTTCCACACATGCTGCTGGTACTCATCGCCCGCGTCCAGCTCGCAGGGGTCGAAGGTCTGCGTGATAACCGGTGTCTTCATGGTGGTGTAGGTATCGCCCAGGATATCCTTCTTGGTTTCCTCGCCCCAGTCCAGCTCGGCGGAGCTGTCTTCCACACGCTTGCCCAGCCTGCCCCACTTCGGGGATTCGTAGGTGCCGCTGTTGCCGCAGCATAAATATTGCTTTCTGTCTACCACCTGTCCAGGCGGCGTATTGAATTTAAAAGCCATGTTTTGCCTCCTTTTTTAGATAAACCACGGGTCTGTGGTTGGGAATTCCTTGACGAATTGGACAGAGAGCTGCACCATATAGGTAGCCAATCCCTCGTCCTGGGCGTCGTACAGGACGCCGTTTTGGGCTGCGATATGCTCCTTGGCAGGGACGTCCCCAAATATCGGTGAAAGCCCCCTGGCGGACTGCTCCTGAACCCACTCCTGGAAGTCCATCAGCCAATCCGCATTGACAGCGGCTCCCGCCCCGTCCCCTGGGGCTTTCTCGAGAACGTAGTACAGCCCGAAATTGTACTGGTTGGTCACGGTGACATTACCAAACAGGTCTGTTTTCCGGCTGACCTCCACCAGCCCGGAGGGGAAAATCCCCCCATTGGCTGGGATCTGGTCGGTGAAGTCCACTTGGAACTCCTGGAGGATATCCGCGCCGGGATAGCTCTTGACGAATCCGGTAATCTTCTCCAGTGCGGTCATCGTCCGGCCCTCCTGTTGGCATAGTTCTGCAAATCCGCCTGCATAGCGGCCCCCTCTTCGGCAATCAGGCGGCGATCCCAATCGGGTCCTGCCTTGGGGTTCTTGGACTTGTTATAGGTAATTTCCCGGTCACTCTCCACCTTTTTCACGTCCTTCCGGGAACGCCAGCCGTTTTTGGTTAGGAAACCGGCGGCGCCAGTATCCGGATCAACCATGACCATGCCGTTATAGAGCATCCTGGCATACGGTACATCCACGTGGATAAACGGTTCATCCGCTGGGCTCTGGACAATCATCAGCTTGATGGTAGCCCCTGACCGGTATGGCATGTATTTCTGGATGCGGCGGCGGACATTGGCGGTATGGAACCGCTGCACATCCCCCTTGGCGGTGATGCCAAGCCCCTCCATGACGGAGCGGACTGGTGCCATATTCACTTTGATGTGGCCTACAACATTCATGTTACCCTCCCGCCTCCACATGGACCATCCGGCCATTCCAATACTTTGGGTCTACCCATTTGACCACCACCAGCCCAGGGACCACAGAGGGGACAAATTTACGCCATTCTACTGTAGTCGCGACCTCCGGACCCTCCCCCAGCAGAACCTTATCCCCAGCGGCTACAGTGCTCTCGTTGCATGGGATAACCAAGAGGAAACTATTGACCTCCGTGCTGCCGGTCTTCCCTACACCTTGCACCTTCTTGAAGTCCAGGAATGCGCCGTTTTCGATCACCTGCCGCGTGACAGTATCCTTTCCATCCCAGTGATACAGCGTTACTGTCTGATTGCACAGCCGGTAATCCACAATGCCAGCGCGTCGTTTAATTGTGACCATCAGCCAGCCCCCCGGTAAATGTCCAGATACCGGATGGCGCATCGGTATAACTCCTGAGCCTGTCCCTTTGGACTGAGATCTACGGTCTGCGCCGGTGCGCCATAGCTGACGGAAACACTTCCGATGGCGGCGGATTGTACCGGCCCAGCCTCCCCGCTGGCGATCAGGTCGAAGCCGTACAGGGCATCTGCTATCGCACACACCGCCAGGCTCTCTCCGTCCGGCAGTTCATCCGGTACAGTGACTGTGTAAATGCGCTTGTACCGGGCAATCTGATCCTCCGCACGGGTAGAATAGGCCGGCCATTCCTCGTATGGGATGGAACTGCCGTGGTAGCTATCCGTATAAAATGCGTAGTTCGTCATATCCGCCGCCCTTCCGGTTACTTCGTCCTTGCAGCAGAAGCGGCGGCGGCAGAAGTGGCAGAGATATTGAACATAATCGCGCTCTTGCGCTTGTTCAGGATGAACACATCCCCATAAGCCTCTTCAAAGTAAATCCACTTGCCCTCAGACCCCGCGCTGGGGCTGTCGAGCTGGGCAAAGGTGTACTTCTCCGGGGTGATGACAGCGGAGGGGTGGACCAGAATCATGTTGATCTGCTGGGCGTTCTCGCCCGCCTTCCAACCCTCGGTGAAGTCATACTTGGTCTTCATCAGAGCGGAGGGCACATCCTCAATGCGCACTTCCTCCAGAGAAGACACGGCCCTCTGGATCGCCGCGTCGCCGTTCTGGATGAATCTAGTCAGCTCCTTGGCGTTTTTCAGCATGGACTTGATGACAGGCGTGGTGTACAGGATGCGGCCCACCTTGGGTACATTCGCCTCGTCCATAGCCACCATGTAGCTGTCAAACACGGACAGGATGTTTTCGGTGGTCAGGGCGGTGGTGTCAGCTGCACCTCCGGCGTCATTCCACTCAGAGTACAGCTTGGATACCAGATAGGCGTCCATCTCTGGAAATTTTTGTTCCTCGTTAAAAACCTTGGTGATGTTCTGGATAGAGGCCACCTGGTTGGTCTCGTCAACGTCCAGCGGATGGACAAGGGTAGACCACTTACGGTGATTGACCAGTGTCTTGGGCTCCCAGGCGTTGTTGAAATTCCGCTTGGCCACGCCGATGGTATCGCGGTCTGCGTCTACCCGGCCGGTGGTGGTCAGGCTGGGGATCTGGATGGTGTTGGCATTGACCCAGCGGTAGCGGGAATCGTTCTCCGCGCTGCGCAGGGCCGCGAAGTGCAGGACGTAGGGGTATGCCTGAGCAAGGGCCGTGGAATAAGCCTGTGCATAGTTCAGTGCTGGCATAATTGATCTCTCCTTTTCTTACTTGTTGGCGGCTGCCGGGGCTCTCACCCCAGTAAAGCCAAAGTTGAAGCCTGTGCCAGACGGGGGCGGCTGTGTGCCGGTTCCGGCGGCATAGGGGGGCGGGGTTTCCTCGCTCTCGAAGAGGTAGCCGCTGTCTTTCTTCAGTCCATCCAGAGCGGCCTTGATGTCAGCCTGCTGGTTTTTACTGGCACGGAGGGCATCCACATCCAGCATGGCGCGTACGGCCTTTACGCTGCGCCCCCTGGCAGCGGTGATGGCATCCTTCAGCGCACCGTCAAACTCCAACTCCGCGAGCTTGGCCTGGTGCTCTGTCTCCTTGTCCGCGAGGTCTTTGGTGAGCTGCGCCACCTTCCCCTGGAGGTCTTTCACATCAACGCCGTCGAAAGCCTTCAGACCGTCCTTAGCTATGGCCAGCTGCTTCTTGATGTCCTCGTAGTCGGCAAACGGCTTTACCGCCTCCGTCATGTCGCGGTCGTTTTCCGCCAGGATGGCGTCCACCACTTCCTTGGGCAGGGGTGTATCCCCTACCTTGAAATTCTGCAAAAATTCCGCTTTCATTGCGTACTCCTTTCTGATCTTAAAAATAAAACGAGGTCAACCATCCGAAAACATCGAATAGTTGACCTCATTCGGTCCTTCCCGGCAAACATTTATGCCGTGGGTAACAATATTATGTTTTCAGCTTCTTCCGCTGAATAGTTTGAACAGAGATTGTCCCATCCTTTTGAAGCACCAGTTCCACCCGGAATCCTTTGATTAAGGCTTGCATTATTGCATATACAGTCTTCTCATCCATGTGTTTTTACCTTCTCCCCAAATCCAGCAACCTCTGTCCTCTCGTACTGTGTGCGCAGCCCAGCGGCCTTTGAGAACTCCCGGTACCGCTGGTGCAGGATGGTCAGTTTGGTCTTATCCTGATCCAGCTTCTTCTGATCCCCGGTGGCCTCATCCACCATGATTCGGTACTTTTGACGCCGGATGGCCCGCTCAAGCTTTCGTTGCATCTGGGTGGCCTGATATCCGGTGTAATGGACGCCGTCCACTGTCACCCCCTTCTCGTTGTCCTCCCGGAACTTCTCCAGCTCATCAGCAGTGTATTGTGGGGAGTTGACGCCAAGGATAATCGGAAAGGCGGCATGTCCGCAGTTCAGCGTCCCGATCCGTCTCTGCAAGGCGTTGTTCAGCCTCTGGTATTCTTCGTCCGGATACTGTTTCCCCTGGATGGGCTCGTGGTCAGGCGCACTGTTGGCATGGGCGGTGATCTCCCATCCGTCACAGCCCAGCTGCTCATACACCGTCTGGCTGATCTGCTCCTGCATCAGGCCCAGGCCACCCATGATATTTCGCCTGACAGCGGCCTCCAGGGAGGTATGTACCCCGCTCTGGTAGTCAATCACCCGCAACCTCTTGTCCGACAGATTTCGTGTAGCCTGTCGGACGGCCTCTGTATAGCTGGCCGCGCCGGTGATAACCTGCTTGAACGCAAAATCCGTGCAGTTTCGGTAAGCGTCCTGGAGCGGCAGCGCATTTCCAAATGGATCAACCATGCCGATGGTCTGGGTGATATTGGTGAAATCATCCTGGGCGAGCTTCACAGCAGCGGATACGATCTGCTGCAAGGATTCGTTCTGCGCAAAGGGAACTGCTTGCACCTGGGGGAACCGGCTCACATCCAGGTTGTAGCCGGACTGTGCGGACTGGTACATGATCCGCCGGATTTCCTTGTGAGATAGCTTCAGCAGGCGGCGCAGCTCCTTCTTGATCTGCCGTTGGGATATGCCAAGCTGCTGAGCCCGCCAAATCTGATAGGCCGCTGTGCTGGTCAGCTCCCCCGCCTGGGCAATGCGACGGGAGATATCACGCAGCAGATACTCCGTAATAGGATCGGTTATCTTCCGGACACCCTCCCGCAGTGCATCAATCTGATCCGGCGTGAGCATTATTCCTCATCCTCCGCACCCTCTCCAAGCTGCTGCATCTCAGGCATGTACTTGGCGCGGATGGCTGCAAGATCCGCTTCTGTCTCCGCTGGCATACCGAACCGCCAGCCCAGGGCAATTTCTGGCTTGAGCAGGCCGCGGCTCACCATATCAAGGTAGTCTGCCCACGTCTTGTCCTCGTCATAGAGAATGCCGTTGCCCCAGTCGATGGATACCGCATCCTCTGCCACCACATGGGCGCCCGGCACATGGTATAGCGAACCCAGCAGACCACACAACCGAACGGCCTCCTTTACAGCAGATTCAAACATCTTTTGAAAAGAGATGATGGTCAGGTTGTAATCCCCGGCGGAGCTCGTCACCTCTGTGGCTGTCCGCTCCGTTTCCTCGACCTCGCTGAGCAATCCACGTTTCAATCCGATAGCGCTCTCCGCAGCCCGGAGATAGGACTGCTTTCTCGCCAGAAAACTTTGCTCGCGAAGCTCCGGGGAGAAGATGGTCAGCCCAACCGCCTGCGGATCATCGTCGATTCCAACAAAAACCTTGTCTTCCAGTCTGCGCCGTCCGCTGCGGTCTTTCTGCAGCAGATCAGCAGATGCAATAATGCGGGATTGCCCTCGGTCAAACTCTCCATTGAGCAGGGATTCATTGTGATCGATATTGTGGATCAGGCCAACTGCCGGGGCGTAGACGCTCACGCCATCAGGGCTGCCGTCCACGCAGTTTTCTATTGGCGTTTTCAAGTAGACCAGCCCCAGCCCGCCCAACGGCTCCCGGAATGTATATTCGTCTGGCAAGTCTTTGTACCGGTCTAACGCCTTGAGGCTTACTGGTACGCCCAGATTATTTTGCGTATCGGATCGGTACAGCTTGTTTCGGATAGTCAGATACCCCCGCCCATCCACTGTCCTCCGCTCCAGCAAGGAATAAAATCCACCACTGTCCGATGTGTATTCCGCCGTCACCATATCATTAGGGATACCCTGGCTGTCACGTCCAAAGATTGCGGCATTATCCCGCCGGATAACAGAGAATGTGAAGCCATCTTTCCCAGAGACCGGCTTTAACCACGCTTCGCCGCCGATCAGGGCAAGCTGCATGGCAGCGTTTTTCACCGCCCCCAGCGCATCCAGGACAGCCTGGGCAAATTGGTCTGTGCTCTCGGCATTGTACTCCCCAAAGGCGGTCTTCGTCAGCTTGTTCACAATGGTGTAGGCAATCTGCTGGCACGGGTCACTATCCTCTGTTACCTCTCGATTGTAGTATAGATAGATCCACTCCTGGATAGCTGTCTGCATGGCTTTTGTCGTGCAATCCTTGCCCCTGAAAGCATCCTCAAAGCTGTATGCGCAGTTTAAGGCACTCCATATGCTCATGATTTGCCTCCCGTCTGAACCGTAACTCGCCGTGCAGCAGACCGCACACCAGCCTCCAGGCCGTCTATATAAGCATTCAGAACCCGGATTTCCTGATTCTTCTGTTCCAGCTTCTCCTGCAAGGCTTTATTCTCCTGATAGATGGTATCCTTGGCCCAAGCGGGAAGGAACCGTTCCAACAGCCAAGTCCTCAGCCGATTCATGCTCACCTCCCGCGCCGTTTCCACACAGGCTCCATAGCGTACCGCACAGCGTCGATACTGTGGTTGGCCGCATCGGGATATCCCTCCAGTACTTCGTTGGTTTTGGGATCGCGCTCATACTCGTACTCGCCAAACTCCTTGGCTGTCTCTGGGCACCGGTCCGGGTCGATGACAATGGCCCGCAGCGATTGCAGCCACTTGATTCCGTAGTCCACACTGCCAGGCCCCTTCTGCGCCTCCCGCATCAGGAAACAGTATGCACGGAAATCCCACACATTCCGGTCGCC